AGCAACAGCATTTTTAATAACCTCAATTTGCTTTTCCTTTTCATCGTCGGAAAAAATACGGTTACGATAATAACGGGGCATAGGGACTCTACGTCCATCGGTCTTTGTAACATAAAGCGTTCCAATATTCTGTTTATGATACCGAATAACTTCTTGCGTCAAATAAGACTTGCCCAGGCCTTTAGACATTAAAGAAAATTCAGGTAATCTGTCATCCCGTTTATGGCGTTTCTGAAAATTAGACTTATCAATGTACTTCAATGTGTACGCAATAGAAGCAGAAGTAAGACTACCTACATCTACGTTACCAATTGGCCTTCCATCCAAAGTCCACGCTTTTTGAAAAAGCGAAGGGTCAGGGACGTTAAAAATGATAACATGATAATGAGGGCGCGAACGCTCACTACCGTACTCACCTGCACAATAGTATTTAATCTTGTGCGGCCAATGTGGATTAGTGATAGATATTTCCTTGCGCAAACGTTTCATAAAATTTTGAAAGTCCTTTTTCTTCAAAGTCATAAAACCATGCTTTGAAATCGGAACACTATGCGTTTCGTAAGTAAGGGTAATAAAGTACGCACAGAAAGAAACTTTATCCTCTTGTAACATTCTAAATACCCATTCATTAACCCTGCGTAATTTACAGGGAGGACAACGCCCACAAGGAACCGGCACTTTGTCAAGTACCGAGCCCTTGGACGTTTTAACGTAGTACGGAGAATCACAAGCCATATCAAATCGAAGGAATACCGAAACGCGGAAGTTTGCGCCAAACGAAAACCTTGTTTATCATATGGCAAATAATATGGTCATCATTTGCAGTATTAACCGCAAAAATACGGTTTACCGTTTCATAATCAACCTGAATGAAATCAGCATTTAACGAGGGATCAGTATCAAACTTACGGGCAAGATTCCAGTAAAGTAAAGTATCCCGCATTTCACCTGCACAACGGGAAGGCATACATTTCATCTCCGTATAACGAGGAATGTAGCCAAAAGTATCCTGCGGATTATCAGTCCCAACATACAACTCCTGTTTCAAAATCGCCTGTTCGCCAAGATTGCCGAACGTCGGCCAAGGATAATCAAGACGCGAAAAACGAGTAAACGAACGATGAACACCTTGGAAATATTCAGTATCGGGCATAATAGTAACGAGACCAATTATCCACCCATGCTCTTCAGCACGGAAAGAAATACGGTCACCACCACCAAGCGAGATGCCATGACCAGCCATTTGTCCAACAGGGACAGTGGCAGTATTAGGATCATTGTCGGATTGAGCGGTAGAAAGAACTTCAGAGACAACAACATTCTGAACAATACCACCCAAGTATTCAGCACGTTGCAAACGAGCATCCGAAGAACGAACACCGAAGTGAGAAAGTATTTGCTCAATATACCGAAGACCACCGCGCATAGTGCGTTCCAAAAACTCTTGCAACCTGAAAGCCTGACGAAGTTTTTCAATAGTAGTTGCACCGGCTTGGACATCGACAACAAGAGAACCAGCGGGATTGTAAGCAGTACGAGAATCAGTTGCAGCGTTCACCCATACTTCGCCGGGAGTACCAGAACCACCGGGATCACGAGACTCAATAGTGCCATCTGCAGCGGCAATACCGTTATACGGATTGACCCAATGAGGAACAACGTCGCCACTTGGAAGGGTCTTGAAATCAACAGGAATATCATCCTGGGAAACCAAAGGAATGTCAACAACAGTACCTTGCTGAGCAGTAGGAAGGGCAGAGGTAAAGTAATCATGCATCCATGCCCTACGCAAAGGGGCATCCTGCAAAGCCTCAGCAAATTCAGGGTCATTTGCACCAGGAACAAGAGGAACAAACTTTTCAGTTTGAAGTTGCTGCGACCTGTACCAATCATCATAAATTTTGTAGTAAGCGGCAAGAGGCATGGGATTAACCTTAATCTCAACACCAGGAGGATCGGTAGGCAAACCAATGTAATCGGCAAGAGAACCATTGGCGGGATGAGAACCAGAAGCCTCGGAAAGAGTAATATAAGGATGCTCGACGGTAGCATTACCTGTAATAAAATCCTCCCATTCAGGCCAGAGAATACGATTAGGAACAAAGAAAAAACGAACATCACCACGGATGCGATGCATAACCGGAGCAATCATGGGCATCATGCGAATAAAGTTAGCCACATCAATAGTGAACTTATCACCAGGCATAACCTCAAGAACACAAGACGGCACAATTTCTCCCATACTGAAAGACATCTTAACATCATGGGAAAGATCAAAAGAGTTTACATCCACTTTTTTAAGTGGAACCTCTTGAAAAATTTTTAACTTACTTGCCATGTTTGGAAAGTTTTAGAGAGTGAAAAAAGAAATCAAAGGCGATAACCACCGCGAGGAACGGTATAAGTACCGGAAGCACGACGGCCAGAACGACGCCGGCCAAAATGTCTTTTACGCATTGCATAAGATTTTGAGTGTGAAGAAATTAGTGTGAAGATCAAAACGAAAACGGAAAACTTTCATGTGATTAGGATTTAAAATTATTCAAGTAACCAGTTGTAAACAGAATTAATACCCTGTAAAATAGAACGATACCAAAGAGGATCACCAGCACGAATACCTTGTTTAGATAATTCGACATCCAAATCCTTAATGATACCTTCTTTAGACATCAACTGAATAGACTTACGAATACGAGAAGTTTCAGCAATAATACGCTTACGCTCTTCGACTGTATTAGCCTGTTGTAACTTTTCGGACTGATTGCGCACAAACATGGAATCAATACGAGCAGAAATTTCACTAAGATTAGCGGACTGCATAACAGCAGCACGCATATCCTGACGAGCATTGAGGGCGAGGTCTTGCGTTTGCTTCATAACACCAAGGCGCATCGCCTCACCAGAAATAGAACGCATTTCCTTTGCAAAATCAAGATCGAAAGTAGAACGAGCAGTGCCGGCTTCAGTTGCGGCTATCTGTACACCACGAAGCAAAGCATCCTGCAAAATAACCTTGTTTTGAGCCTTCAAGTTATCGGTCTGTGCAGCCTTCATTTCCAAATCGTACATAGCATTGATAGTAGACATCGCACCAGATACAATAGCATCGCCAAATTGCGGGTTAACGAAATCGGGACGCTGTACGTCTGGAGTCTGTATTTGCGCGGCATTACCAGGATTGCCCTGGGAATATACAAGATGCGGATTTAAACCGGCTTCACGAAAACGGGACATTTGAGCAGCGGGAGAATTGTATTCATTTTGCATTCCCCAGAACTTCAAATTGTCATTAAACTGACGTTCATACATTTCCCGAGAAAACTGACGGGAAAGACGATTTTGACGGGCTTGACCAAACGAGTTAAAAAGATTACCGAGTAAGGAAGCACCACCGGCAATAAGAGCGGGAAGAGGCATGGTTAAGAATTTCTGATGTTAACAATCTTGTGACCAAAATGCATACCAATCTCAAAGACGGTATTAAAAGCAGTAGAAAGAGAAACGGCGGAAACCTGTAATTGAACAGAATAAACACCTGTATCACGATCGTCAGCAACAGGAAGGAGACTACGATGAGCCTGTACCTCATACAACTGACAAACTTCACCGAGTTGGATCATACAATCATCCATGATATGGACGGTGAAAGTGTAAATAGTAGGAATTAACAAGGGATTAGACGAAGAATTTTTAATGCGAGACATAATGTTAAAATTTAGTGTGTGAGAAAATCAAAGATTTATTGTTCCACGTGGAACATTGAAGTCGGTCGTCACTTAGTACCTGTTTCGCTTCGCTGCACAAAGATAAAACGTTCCTACGAGACTTCCAAATGTTCCTTAGTGTCAATAGGCATTTATACATCAAGAAGAATAAATGCCTATAACCAAAGAGCCGCGGTGGATCCCCCACAATTGTCTGGGATCAGGGCTTTTTTGCCCTGCCGGCGGCGGCTGCGTGTGTAAGTGCGCTTACCCTGAATCATACGAAAAATGAATCATACGAACGGGTAAGCACACTTCCTCACACAGCATTTTTAGCCCTTCTCCTCAACCTTTTCCTTTTCAGGTGTGGGAGCGGGCTTTTTTGTAGGGTCGTCGGTGACTGGACCGGGCTTCTTTTCCTTCTCCTTTTCAGCCAGCATGACCAATTCCTCTTGCAAAGCAAGTTGCTGAACACGGAGACGTTGGGCCAGGTCACGACGCTGGAAATTGTCCATCATTTCAATACCAGGAGGAACGGCATCAGTATAGATGCCATTCAATTCGGGGACGTCACGGCCTCGAGTAAGCCGCTCAAACAATTGAGCAACAGTAACTTCCTGACCAGGGACAGTCATAGAAGGGAGATTATTAACGGCGCCAGGCCATTTGTGAGTACAAGCATTAGAATGTGCGAAAATCATTGTCTTTTCTTTTTTAACTTGTGATAGAAGTCATCATAACGAGCATACTTTTCACCTTCAATCCAGGAATCAACAGTAATATTACGGCCCTTTATACGGCGCGCAATATCCTGACGCTTTTTAAGATCATCAAGAGCAACAGCATTTTTAATAACCTCAATTTGCTTTTCCTTTTCATCGTCGGAAAAA